ATTCACTAACGGGAACACAATTAGGGACTTTACGACCACCCTTCATTTTCATCCCAATAGCTTCGTAACCCTTCCAACATGGGCCTTTTTTCTTTTTTTGTTTCATCTGTGTTCCTTGTATTTTAATACTTTTTCTGACCGCTCTTTACCGTGTTTCTTGCGTGTGCGGACTGAATATCCTTTTATCTCGCTAAAGGGCGTTCCTGCGGCAAACCCCTTTGCAACCTTATTACCAGCTTCTGTACTTTTTTCACCCCATGTTGGGCGAGTTACAACATAAATTCTATCACTTGCAACTGTTGAAAATATTGACCCATAGTCAGAGGCAGCTAGTGCTTTTGATATGGATTTAAAAACTTTAACTCTTCCTTTTGCCGATTTTACTTTTTGACGAGTTGTTCCTTCTTTTGATGCAAATACAGATCTACCTGCATCAGAACCTCTTCCACCACCAAATCTAGATTCTTGCAAAAGTTTTATAATTCTCATTTTAATCTCAATTTCTTTTTCTTCTTTTTCCCGGGGCCTGCCATATTAACGCCAATCATTCCACAGGTAGTCATCTCCTGAATCAACCCTCTAGCTTGAACTAAAACTTGTTCAAATTCAGCTATTAGTTGTTCAGGAGATTTCGTCTTGGGCTTAATTCGTTCCTCCACTCTCTTAGATTCTTGTACAGGTCTAGCTACAGCCTTCTTTTTTATTCCAAAGGATCTAGCAAATATATCTGTGACCGTAGCTTCATCTACTTGAATCTTAGAAAGATCAGGGCCGTCAGGAGTTGGAATTGAAACAGGCAATCCATTAGCTGTACTTCTCTTGTACTCATCTTTATTTTGTTCGATGAGTGACATTGCAAAATCACCAATAGAAACTTGTTTCGTCATTTAATTATCCTCATTTACCGGGGTTCATTGATCTTTTATCGGAGGCTTCTGCGTGTCTTCTTTTTCTGCGTTCTTCAGCAGTGCCTGATACTTTGGGTTTTTTTATACCCTTAACTACTTTTTTTGGACCCTCAGCTTCAGCATCATCTAAGTCCTCTTTTTCATAAGTATCTGGGAAAGTGACTTCATTCATCAATGAACGCATGATTGGATCAGCTATAGCTAAGAATGCTTCTTCTGAAATAAGCTCATCTTGATAGGCTTCTTTTAGAATAGATAGAACAGTTACGATTTCGGAGGACTCTCCACGCAACATTTTAAAATCCTTCTTATCCAATCTTCCGTTTTTGTTTATGTCTAATCTATGCTGCTTACCAATTAGCTTCTTTTTCTTCATGTGTGAAGATTCAGCCTGCATTCCAAAAGAATCATGATCGTAGCGGTTGGCTTTACCTTTTGGTGTTGGGCCTACCATTCCTTTCTTTTTCTTCTTAGCTTTTTTAGCTTCGTTAATTAATCCAAATATACGATTTAGTGAATTCATAGTTATACCTTTCTTGCTAACGGCAAGTTTAATAGATGTGAGTTTAGACTCACTTCTTCTTCATTGATTTTTTTATAGGCATTTCATCTTCTTCATCTTCGTCTTCCTCTTCTGACTCGTCTTCTTCGTAGAGTTCCTCATCGTCTTCTTCTTCCTCTTCTTCATTGAGGGTAGCAGCGTTGACGGCTTCGAGAACATTAGCTGTGTGCTCCATTAGGGCCTCATCGCTAATAGCCTCGTCTAGGTGTGAGGCACAGAGGGGGCATACATGAGCTTCCTCTTCTAACTCCTCTACTTCTTCTTCGGTTGATTCGTCTATTTTCTGGTCTTGTGTTTTTCCAACCTTTAGACCAAAATCAGCCCAAGCTGAGTTTTCGAGAATAATTTTCATTGCGTCATCTGATATATTTAAGTGCTTCATAATTTTAAATCCTTTGTGGGAATCTATCCCTATTGTTATTTATACCTAAAAACAGTTATTTTGCAAATTTTTTATTTTTTTAATTTACAAAAACAAAATTAAGCCCTGCGCCACCAAAATCCCCACATGATATAGGATCCCCTGTTCTAAAGACAGGAAGACCTTCTACAAAAACATTTGTCGATCCTGTAACACACAATCTAGGGTGATTGGTATCCCCACAAGTTGCGGGGAAATAAAGATCTGTAACCCGCATTACATTAAATCCATTAACACGAGTTATTAATGCTCCGGGTCCCGCAGGAGGAGTTCCGGGGTGGCAATGGCCTAAAGATATTTCGGCTGGATTAATAGTTAAGATTGTAGGCATTTTAATACTCTAAGTATATAGGCAAATTATCTGTTTGCCCATCTCGTAAAGCTCCAATTCTGCTTCCCACTTCGTAATCACCATCCTTATCATGATAAATCTTAACTCCAGTTTTTTCTCCTTGTCGTAGTTTATTAAACATGTAAGTTGGGATTCCTATTTTTTGATTGCAATATTCAGTTAAATTCATACGAACATAGACATCAGGCCATAATAAACCATCAGGTAATTCGTATATTGTATTTAAAGATGATATTAGGTTAATTGCAGTTCTAAATCCGTGCGCCGACTTAGTTGAACTTGGCGATAAGTAAAACTCTGTATTTTCATTAGCGTAAGTAAAGTTATTTGCTTCGTTTAAGTTAGTAGCTTTATCCCAAGCAAAGTATGCGGAATCGTTTACTCGTCCATCAATGTCTGTTAAATTATAGCTAGATGTTTTTCTAAACGACATATAAAAATGACCAGCACCTAAATCATTATTAAAATACTTCTCGTCAGGATGATAAACAAAAGATGCTCTACGAACATTCCAATCAATCAATGTAGAGTTACCATTAAAAACAGAATATTCGTATTTGTTTGTGGGGATTACTAAAACAGACCTAGGTAAGCGTCTAACAAATATAGGGCCGTTTAAATCATCTCCAAACTGATGCAAACTAAAATCGGTAGTTTCTAACTCAAAAACAGACTCAGGTGCTATGTGCCCAAACAATGGATCATTGTATTGTAAAGATAATGTATACCATGGGAATGCTCTAAATTTAATTGCTGCGGAAACTTCTACGGGATCAGTGCTTAATGTGTATTTAGCTTTTGTCTTTCTAACCAATGGCGACTCTAGTGTTGGTACTTCTTCTATAGTATTCACATCTAACAAGAGCATGTACGCATAAGTATTACTTGTAGTTAAATCATAATTGTACTCTAAGTTTGCAGATGGTTGAGATGATACAGTTAAATTTATTTGGAATTTACTTTGAACATCATATAGGCAAGCAGCTTGAACATCATTATTAAGTGTATATGATCTTTCTAGTTCATTTTCACATTGAATAAGTTCTGTCCCTGTAGCAGTTGCTACTTCTAGGTCATAAGTGTAATCTTGTACAGGCACAGCACTAAACTGGCCTGTGGATAATTGAAGATCTATATTTTCTGAGTTATTTATATTTACATGTAAAAATCTACCGGATGAAGTTTCTACAGGTATTCTAGCATAAAAATCTTCTGGAAGAATATACCATAATCTAAGTAACTCTAACTTAGCTGGTAAATAGACATCCGAAGAAGACGCAGCAGCGGCTGTATATGCTTGTGGATCTAATGCAATTTTATTTATATCTGCTCTTGACACTCCCCGCGCAGGTATGGGCACAACTACAGATGTTGAATTAGTATTAGCATTAGAACTAGTTGTTAATAAATTAACTAATCTAGAATTTAAAATTTGTTGATATGTGTTACCATATACAGATGTTAAAATTCTAGTTGCAGTTTGAAACTGAATTGTAGCTCTATTTAACGCAGATCTAACTGCTAACGCAATAATGTATCCGTAGTCAATTTCTCCTAAAGTGTTATTTAATATCCTTGTCTGTAATGATTTGTTTATAGTTACGCTTGGATAAATCAACCCGTCTGGTGTATATAAGTTATATAAAATATCACCAATTTCTTTTTTTACTACCTGACGAATTATGTTAGAGTTTACTTTTATGAGTGCTTTGTTTATCAAAGGAATACTAGATAATTCCCTAGATATTAAACTTTGAATATCTTGATCTGTAACATTACCAAATAATGCTACTGAATTATTTGTAGCGGATGTGACAGTTTCATTTCCACTCGTCACCAAATAATAAGATTGATTAAAAAAGTTATTTCCTAAATCAGTAGATCCTAAATTGTATTGATAGTTATCGGATACTCCTGATAATGATGGTCTTAGATTATATTCATTAAATAATATTTGATCTAATATTATAGGATTTCCATCTGGTTCAGAGATTAATAAGCAACCTCCATTAATAATTAAAGGTGGTTCTTCTGGTCTAATTATCTCAGGTCTAACCCGTGTAACACCGTCAACTCCGCTAGGTGGAATTCCCGGTGTAAAATCTAAACACGGATCAACAATTATTGGCATATATTATATGAATGATTGTATTTGACTAATTCCAGAATCACTGCTATAGGTAGATTGCTGTTGTGGAGTTAAAGTTACCGTATATTTTACTGAAGGATAGAAACATGATGAAAATGGCGATAATCTATTTGAATTAGCTTCTATATTTCCTCCAGTTCCTATATTTTTTACTTGAAATAAATTAAAAGGTTTTCTACCGTCGTATATAGAAAAATTATATCCATCAAAGAAACGCACATAACCAAGACTAGCGGTTGCAATAATTGTGAATTTTACAGAATTGCTCGTCTGTCCTCTTTTTATAACATAAATTCCAGTATATTTTGAGTCTACGCTATCATTATCATCACCTTCCCCTTGTACACCATTTCCTGTTTGAGGAAAACAATTATGGAATGATGCTTCTACAAAAAAATCAGAAAAAGTAGTTTGTATTCCTGTAACTTCAATTGTTTTATTCCAAACTAAAGGAATACCAAAAGCTCCGTTAAGATTTCCAGCACCTTGAAATTCGTTTTCATTACCTGCTGGTGATCTATTATCAGACATGTTGCCAGATTTAATTGCTCCCATATCAACATAATGCATTGATGGATGAAATTGGGTTCTACCCTCTCTAATTCTATAAGAAAGATCCCAACCCGGGGGTACAGTATTAAGGCTATCCATAAATCTTTCTGGGCCGTAATTAGTGCCTCCAAAAATATAGCCTGCTGCTGCAACTTTAGGATTATTCGTAACTGCCTGTCGTGGTTCGTATGTAGAATCTGCGTATTGTTTTAGGTCACTAATTTCTTTTTCTAAATTATATTTTGTTGCTACTGGATTAGCAAGCGAGATACTTGGAGTAGCCGCACAAATTCCTGATCTTTCTCCATATGTTAATTCTGTTGTTCTAAAGAAAGGTCGAATATCAATAATATCTGATGATTGAACTATTCCTGCTCCCGTGCTTCCTATGCTTGCATCTCTTCTTACAACAATGTAAGCTATTGGCAAAATTGTTTGGCCGATCAATCTAGGGTCATTAGCCTCAAATTTTTCTTGTATTAATGGAGCTAAATTCATTAAATCATCAGGACTTGGGAATGATCCATGTGTGTTTAATGCGGCAGATTGGAATCCATTGTTAGGATCTAACTCATCCGAAATGTTTGGTAGTATAGATGTGTGATCTATACTAGTATCAACAAACGGAGTTGTAGATTGTCCTACTGACATATTACTACCGCCAATACCTGCACCTTTAATTAAGCCTAAAATAGGTTTGGTTATTTTAACTGGAGTTCCAGCAGTTGCAAGACTACCACCGCTCCATTTTTGAATTGTAGTCTGCCTTGAATCCACTGGTTTACTGTATATGAACAATAGGTCTATTCTTTTACTGGCTCCGCTAAGTAATTGACGGCCAGTAACATTTCCATTAGCATCCACTGTTTGTACGAAAAAATCATTTTCATCAAATGATGGAATTTCTATACTTAGTTGTTCAGGAACATCAACTACTGCGGTTCTAGCTACACCTCTAAATTGTTTTATAAACTCATTTGCTAATACTTGAGAACTTCTTTGTATGCCCTCAGGAATATTAAATAATTTAACATTGTCTGCTGGGTCTAATAAGGGCCAGTTATAATTAGCTGGTTTTCCGTTTACATACTGTATCGTAGTTAAATTACTTATCTCATTATTCCAAGTAGTTACTCGTTCAATCAAACCGTTTAAATTTAATGAATTTGTATTTATATCTATTAGTACAGAGTTTAGTGTTGCAACATAATTATATTGAGCACTGTTAGGATTTATAGAACTTACTTCAAATTGAGTTTTGAATTTTTCTGTCTCTCCAATTGGTGTTACTAATTTAATTATTTTTTGTAACGGGGTTAAATCATACGCATCATTAATTCTAGCAATATATCTACCAGAATTAACAGTGACTATGTTATTTGTTCCGTCTGCTACTGGACGCAATTCATTAAAATCAGCGCGGTTGATGCCTGTAGCCGTTGTTGTATCTTCCGTTGTTGGGATTACATCTATTTGGTCTTTTAACCACAAAACATTCTCTTGCAATTGTTTTAGTGGAATGTTATCTATTTCCCAATAGTAAGGATCATTTTCTTTAAAATACCGAATTGGATCTGTAAACTTATATTGACTGTCTTTAAAATTAACCATTAGTTATCTCTCCTTAAATCAAATATTTCAGATGATTTAAAACCATTTCCAAATTTATCATAGCCAGCATCAAACGCTTGAGATCCTGTAGATGTACTATTTCTAGATCTATAAATAGTTACCAACGGAACGCGCCCAGATTTTTGTATTGCATTGTGTCTAGCATTAGCAAAAGTATCTGCTGCTGACTCATCTAATCGAATTCTATTTGCATAACTATCATCTAACATAGAAGACACATAATAGAACTTTGCCGTAGTTATGTCTGAATAAATTGAAGACAATTCTGTTGATATAGTACTACAAGTTGCTGATGGATTATATCCTTGTGAAAGCACTTGGTACACAATACCAGAATCTGATGCATTAGTTGTTAAGAACTTAGCTCTTCCATTAGGAGACATGTACAATCTAAATGGGCCATAATTTGTACCTAGGTTTGCTCCAGAAGCTCCGTAATAATCAAGAACACTTAGTATTCCTGTATCTGGCGTTCCTGCGGGTGCGCCCGAAGCAGTTATGCTTGCACCGGACACATACACAGAACTTGGACCTCTGTATCCAGCTAAAGATGGATACAACCCACTGACTGAACAATATGCAGCATGTAGTTTAGAACTATCGCAGATATTCCAAATTCTAAGTCTTTCACAGAATGTCGCAGATGTATCGTAATAAATACCCCTACAGTTTTCCCATCCGGCAGGGAAGTGAACATTATTTACCTTAACATTACTGTTATTTACTGCACGAACACACATGCCTCCAGTAGAGAAAGCTAATATATCAGAGCTTGCTGTTGCGCTCTTGTAATTAACCAAGAAGAATTCTCTAGATCCAGCAGTAAACAATCTATCATTTGGGGTATTAATAGTTGTTGAAGATAGATTAAATCTAGTTCCTTGGTTGTCTACAATATCTTCATCCTGCCCATTTGGATAAAACTGTAGATACCCACTAGCAGTGTAGGCAGATGTATTTAATGAATTATCTTGATTATAATCCATGCTACTAGTTTGTGATGCAGGCCAGAAAGAATGTATATCCCCTAGGTCTTCCATCACTATAGTTGAGTTATCATCCGCAACTAAGCACGCACGCAATGAGTGCAATTCTACTTTAGTATGATTGGTTCCATCAGATAAGTTCCAACCAGAAACATCAAGATTACCTTCATCAGTTCTTTGTGGATTAAATTTAACTACAGAGTTTTTCTCAACAAGAGCATCTACCCCTGCTTGTCCTATAAATGTAACACCAGCGAATTCTAACTCAGAGTTTTCTGTTGCAACCGCAGCAGCAGTATTTGTTCCATACTCGTTTGCACCAAGTAATACCGTAGGCCCTGATTTTGATCCCAAGAATCTAGCTTTTGAATTCTTTGCAACATTAATACATGTACCAAATACCGCTGCGCTATTGTAGTAGGTATCTGTGTTTATATTTAAAGTTTGTATTTTTGTCTGAACGAAATCAGCATACGAGTTGTTTTTTACTATTATGCCGGATTTATGAGTTATTGTTCCGTTGACATCATTTACGCCTAGCACTCCGTAGAAAAGAGTGGTTCCCATCTTGTCAGGAGTAGAATCTGTCTTCTTATAAAGCAACTGTGAATTATTTAAAACTAAATGCTGCCCATTATACCCGTAAGTAAACTGCTCAATGTTCCAACTAATATCTTTGAACTTGTTGGATTGATCTACTTTTACGGTGTTGGGGTTTTTTATAATTATTGAATTAACAGCTTCAAAACCAATTCCTTGGTTATAACTTGCTACAACCATAGGCAACTCTAGCATTGAGTTGTACGCACGAATGCCATTATAATTTTGAGATGCTTGAGTAATTCCCTTGTGCTTATAAACTGAATTTTCTAAATGCATACCACATTCGGTGTTGCACAAAGTTTGAATTAGTATGGGAGCCTCAGACGCTGTTAAAGTGCTACTAGCAGGAAGAGATCCTTTACCAAGTAAATGTGAGTTTACTAATTTTATACCTATGTTATTAAACATGGTATGAATAGGAATATCCAAGCCTGATACTGTAATTGGTGTAGTTTGATCTTCAATAGTTATTACAGAATTAATACTATTTAAACCAATTCCAGTAACGCTCGTGTCGCGTGCGCTCGTAGTGCTTAGTGCATAGTTTCTTACTGCAAACAAACCTCTTCTCACGGTAATATCTGAATTTACAAATTTAAACCCGTTTTCTTTGCAGCGTAATGCAAATGAATTTTCTAGAGTTACCTTTGAGTTAGTAATGTCAAATCCTGTTTGAGTCGTATGTGCAAGAGATACTCCTGATGTGGATCCACCACCATCTACACAGAAGTTTCTAATGTAGATTGGGCCTGCACAGTTTTCTATTTTTACTTTATTTAAATAATTGCCATATATTGCGGCAAAACAATTTACATTATTCGCAGCTATACCATTACTAGAGTAATAAGTATTTCCATCAGCCCCAGAAACTCTAAAATAATCAGATGGCACAGTTGCATCTTGTGTAGCGGTGTATGGAGCAAATTTAATCTTGTCTAAAGTATCTACGATTAGCCCAGCATTAAAATTAATGTATCCAGAACCAAATCCATAGTTAGTATATCCTAATGGTATTGGGGATATCCACCCACGATTTGTTGCCCACCGAGGATCAGTAACAGAACTAGTAACTACTGTTGATAGGTAAATTGAACTCGAATTTATAATTGAGTTATACAGATCTGTTGAGCTAACCGCAGATACTGTAGTTCCATTAAATAAAGCTCCACTAGCATGAGTGCTTCTTCCGAATGCTCTGTTTACTATCTCTAGTCCTGCGCCGGGAACAGATTCGTCAATCTTTATATTTTTTAAAACTAGATCACCCAAATCACCGTATGATGCAACCTCAATTATTATTGGGTATGTAATTCTGCTAGGAAGTACATTTAATACTGAACTTAAATTACGGAATACCATCCCGTTAGAATTAGAGTTTACCGCAAAGGTTGCATTAGCGGAAACAACAAATACCTTACCTGCAATTCCAGAGAATCCATCCTGTATAGGATTTCCGGCTCTATCCCATAATAAAGATGTACGCTCATCTAAGTCGTACAAGGGTTCATTATCTTGTTCCCAGTTGTAGAAAGTTGAACTATCAAATTTAGTTACTGAGGGAGTCCAGTAGTTAAATATTCCTGCTGTTCCGCTAGATAAGTATAAGTCTGTTGGGATAAATGCCATGTGCTATTCCTTAGAAAATGATAGTCCACTTAAATAATAAGCTAAATTGATCAGTTTTAGCTATTGGGCTAAATGGTTTGTATGCTACGAGAATTGGTGTTTCCGGTGAATATTTAAAAGGATTATTCATGAACAATCCGATTTCTTTTAATTGAGAAGCCACATTAGCTGTGTTAGGTCCTAAAAATATTCCAAATTGGACCGATGTTTTATCTACTTTTCTGGTTAAATTAAAAGGTATGACACCAAAAGCCTTTTCAGTTACTACATTTCCATTAACCATTTGAGATAATGAAGATACTCGTATGTCAGGAGCCGCACCGTAATTACCTAATGTAAGAGCGGAAGCTAACTCGTATGTTGATGCTCCATATGTAGTATGGGAACTAGTGCCTACTTGAAATCTACCAATTTGATAGTCTTTGATTGTATCAGAACCAGAACCAGCAAACATTAAAGCTAACCCCACACCCATACCAGATACGATAGTATTCTTTTCTGAAAACACGATTTCTTCTTGACCTGTGTTCCAGATTTTAACTATTTCTAAATGTCCTCTTGGGGATATGATGTCTTGGTTTTTCATACTATTAATATATACTTACATTATTTAAAATTATAAGAAATACAATCTCCATCTAAGTTGTAAACTAGATCGCCTGTCTATGGCTGCAAAGGTAGTATAATCTTTTATTTTAACTATATTATCGTTAAATGTTTTTTTAGCAAATAATTTATAATCTAATGGAGCCTTGTATGTACCTGATTCTTCAGGCAACCTTTTAAAAACATAAGGGGGCTTATCTCCCTTAGCTAGATTTTTTTGTAAATCGTATGTCCAAAGACCCATCGAGGTTATTCCACCATATAAGTTTGCTACAGTACAATCTGCTGTTCCCAAGGTAAGGGAGTATGTTATTTCCCCATTAGACGATACATTTAGAGAACTTACAACCAGCCCGTTTGCTGGATTAGTTGCAGGAGCAATATTTTTAATATACCCCCTAAAATCTATGTTACCTTGTGTATTTAAAGTACCACTTACACTCGCAGAAGCTACAACCGTATATGGTGCTACACCGCTCGCAACAACAACAGTAACCCCACCGGAAGGCGCATAGGCCCCATCTAATAAAGTTCCAATAGCAGATGGGATTATATCTACAACTTCGTCATTTATTACCATTTTGTTTATAACATTATTAGGGAATGGCAGTAAATTAACATTTTGTTTATAATTTTCACTATTGTAGAATCCACCATCTACGGAAGATATAGTAACTGATGATGTGCCTATAGTCGTGTATTCTAATGTAGATGTGTAAACTGCATGTGCATATTTACCATCTAATCCGACAGATAAATTTTTTATTTTTTTATTATCCTCATTGGGAACATCTAATGTTAAATCAAAATCACCTGAATCAAGTCCCCAACCAAAAGCCTTACCATTAGATAATATTACAAAACTTTGACTCAAACCAGCAGCGACACCTACAACATTTCCCTGTATAGTATATCCTTGTATTGAGCTAGGAATATTACATTGCCCTTTATCATTGTCACCAAATGCGGATACAGTACCATCAGAAAAACATATTAAAGAATGATATTCCCCAGCAGCAACATCAACTACAGTGTTTGGTAATGCTGGAAAGGTTATTTGTCCTTTATTTAAAGTTGGATCTGTTCTCCATGTACTCATCCAACCAGAAACAGAATTATCGTTTAATATTGCTAATGTGTGATGTGCTCCCCAATGTGATTTAATTTTTTTTACATTTCCCTGAATAGCCTGTGGTATAGGTCTAGTAGGCATGAGAAGACTAAAAAAGGATGATACAGTTCCATTTGTTTTTAGTATAATATTATGATCATATGCCGCAACTACGGAAGATACATTGGTCCTTTGTTCAGGAGGAAAATATGCATTTCTCCCCCAAGATCGCAGGGTATTACTATTATTAACAGCGTAAGAAGTAAATAATCCTGCTGCAACGCTTATACAACTACCTAAATCAGAAGGAACATTTAATTCGCCGTATGCGTTATTTCCACCCCAACAAGATACTTGCCCATTAGTTCCTAAAGTAATAAAGTGATTTCGACTATCAGAAATAGTGGATACTGAATATAGATTCTGTGGAGTTTCATATAAGGGTGTATAAATATCAAATCCACCCCAAGTTGCAAGAAGTCCATCTATATTTGTGTAACCTAAAGCAGAGACTTCTACATTTGTAATGTTTGTTGATATGTATGATAAAAACTCACTGTCTGTTAAATCAACAAGATAATTATCATATGGACTGGGAGATGTAGGTAAGAATGGTAAAGGGACATAAGAAGAAGTGCCAGAAGCACCCATACCAGAAACCCAAATTTGTCCAGATGCTTCCCTACCATATTTAGAAATACCATCTAGTTTGTGTGCGTTCAAATAATACTGAATAGGAGCTTTACCGAACGAAATTGCTTGAATGGTAAAATTAGATGTATCATAGATAGATGATCCAAATCCGTATGCACTCGCATCAGGAGGGATTGTCATCATTGTAGCTATAGTTTCAGCCGCACCATCCACGATCATATTATTTTCTATAAATAATATTTCTTCGTTTGGCTCCCCTAAGTTATTTATGATTTCTACGGATCCTCTAATCATTGGCTTATATCTATAATCGTGTAAGCATCTGCTGCATTTTGAGTAAATATTCCAAACGCAGGATGGTATCTATAATTAATTCTACTGCCTCCACTAACACCGAAAACAGAACTTGTAGTTTGTGCGACGCGAGAACCTAATCCAAGTGCATTTTCTCTAAAGAAAATCATTACTTTTTGTAGTTCATCTTCTGTGTATCCTGAAGACATTTCATTTAAAGTAGAGTCCAACATATTAACTCTATCTATTAAAGCATACGAATCTCCAACAGGATCCGGTATCATAAATACCTCCACAGAATAAACTTGATTAAGTCTATGTACTTGATTATTATAGTAGTTTGGAATTTTATTTAAGTTATTATTTGTATGAAATTCAACAATATTCTTTTTAAATAAAGTTGAGTTAACATTACGAATATCTAGTAACGATTGACCAATTAACAGCGACGGGCTGGATATATCGTCTACATTAATTTGATTTAATGGCATCGTATCATAATGAGATAGATTTTCTAAAATCCTTTTTTTAGTTAAAGATTCAACAGAATCAATTTCCCAAACGCCCTTGTTCGACCAAGACCATACATATCCATTTTCAGGTTCAGTATGAATCCATACCCCCACACCGCCACCACCATATAAATTGGTAGTATCTTTTCCTATGAAATAAGGAACTTCTACTTTAAAATTATGCTCTGGAGTTAATTTATTCGCTGTGAGTCCATAAGTTCCTAAATTAAATTTAACTCTAGTTAATCCATCAGATGGCTTTGATCTTATCTTTAGAACAGTATTATCTATTGCAAAATCTTCACCGTCTTCTGTTTCAAAACTAGTATCAATTTTATAAACGGAGAAGTAGTCATTTGGACCAACACCAGAAGGCACAACTAGTTCTACTCCACTAAGGATATGTGGATTTCTAAATTCATATTTTTGAACATAAAGATCTGATGTAGAACTTGCTACATATGTTCCAGATGCTAGCGCACTTGTAGAGAATATATTTTTATATGAATTTCCTAATCGAACTTCCGATGTGTAAGAGCTAGTAACTAACTCTGGGTAAGTATTGAGTGCAGACCCATAAACATTAAAAGTACCATTGTACAACAGGGGGCCATTAATGTGTGAGAATAAATTAAACCCGCCGTTATCTCTAGATTCTCCTCTTGTTAAACTATGGAAGCCAAAGACTTTTATTAAGTTTAAATACAATTTGTGCAAATCTCTTCCAAACTCAAATCTATAGAAATCTTCAGTTTTTAATGGTTGAGTAGTTAAACTAGAATTTGATATGCATTGGATTACATTGTATACGGAAGGATCTAATCCTTGATATCCAAAATTAGACACAAATTCTTCTGCCAGAGTGTATGCATTACTTTGCATTTTTCTATGCATCACGGGTATAATTGGATCACATTCTCCTCTGGTTGAATATCGAACACAATAGTTTCCATCAATGCTACTAGTTCCTCTAACAGGGAATGTGGCACTAGAATATACTCCGTAAAATTGATTTTGGGAATTTAACCCCTCGCATCTTGCATACACTTCTGGAATCGTAATGGAGCTTAGTCGATCATACAAGAATGATTGATATGTTGCTACGGGTGCAAACTTACCTGCTGATGGGATGTAACCCAATGGTATGTACGAGTTAAAATTCTGTACATCAGATCCAGCATAGTATCCCGGCATATTAAATCCAGTTCTATCGTACCACCCACCTTTATTTATTAAATTTTGGTAGTTTCTTCTTCTAACAGATGTTCTATCTAATCCAGACAGTCCGATTCCTGATAAGAATACACCATCCCCTAAAGAATCAACTTCTCGTCTAGAGAAGTCTCTATTAAGAGAACTCATATTCATACCAACTCTAGAGAATCCTGCGAAAACTGAAGATGCTGTAAACACATCCGATGATGGAGAGTATGTTACATTGTTACATACATACTCATCATAACCCGCAGTATCTTCATCAGTAATATTTAAATCTACTAACGGGATAGAGTGAGCAGGAGTGTATTCATAAATTGCCTTTAGGATACTCTTTAAACCATTAGATGTAAATAATGATTTAGCATAAGTACTAAATTCAAATGATGATGCTTCTAAAGATAAGTTGAATGAAGATGACTTAGAATTCCATAAAGGTAAATACTTTACTTTATCCTTCTCAAAGTTTCTTAAAATAGACTCTCTGTTGGGTGGATAATTTACACCAGATGTAAAAAATAGCCAACCATTTTTAACAGACAAAATAGAAGTACCTGTTAAAATATTTTGGTTTACATATGTTTTAAACCCATTAACAACATAGCGTGGAACTCCTAGAGATGTAAGTCTTTCCTCTAAGAAGTTCATCATTCTTGGATCTATATCACAATATCTGTAATATTTAATTAATTCCCAAGGAGGTATATTGTTTACAACACCTCGATAATCATATTCAGAATTAACAGAGAAAGGAACTCCACCTATTGTAAAATTTTGTGGATATAACGAAAAACATTCACGAAGAATAGCGTCCACGACTGTACGGATGTTGTGATCCATATCAGTGTAAGAGTAACTAGTCACAGGAACTCCTGCCTCTAATGCTTTTGATAGAGTCCAAGACTCATGGCTACTTAATGCTGAACACTCTGTAGCTAAACAATAGTAAATTAGATTAGGGATGTAAGATTCATACAACTCAGTTATTTCAGAGCTAACATTAAATGAAGTATCTCCGAATACTGATTCTAATGTTAATTTAAGAGCTTTCTTCGTTCCTTTAGACTTGTAAACAATCATGGCGTTTTTTAGTTGACCACGCCATTTGTTTGAATCTGCTCCTAAAAGTTCCCAACCTATAAGATCAGCAATCCTAGGCAAATACTCATCTGGGCATCTGTCTATGTCATAGAGTAAATTTAATTTACTAATCTGATCGTCAACATCATACATTGAGTAAGATATTGCTTGTAAAAACTTACTGTATGGGCCTGCTTGTGTAGTATCTTTATTAAACTTGGATGTTGAATTATACAATTCAAACACATCACGAACGCGAGTATCTTTAGCATCTAAGTATAACGGAGAATATAGTACATCTATCAGAGTGTGTAGCTTATCTAATTGTTGCGTTCCACTAACATATCTACCAGTCCCACTAAGGAACATTGATGGTATTAATTCGTATGTGGAAAATAAAGAACAGGTTGTATAGTTTTTCCAAATATAAGTGGCTACATCTTTTAACGCTTCGTTTAAAGTTATTGGATTGTAATAAAAGAAATTATCTACAATTCTGTCTACAACTAAAGTTGATGGTTGAAAAGCTAAATTGCCGTTAGCAGATGTATTTAACAAGTATAACCAAGATAGATTATTGATAAGGTAATCATGAGCCGATGCTTGAGTAGATAACCCAAATAAATAATTTGGTTTGTTTAACCTTATGTTAGGAATTAAAGTATCTTCTACATAAGATCTAAAATCCGATTCCTTATTAAAATCTTTTAAACTTTTTCCTAATGGAGAAAGTATTTTTTCTTCAAACTCTTGAGTTGTAATATTTGTTAAATTATTTTGTTTTATAAAAAACTGTGAAGCACCAGATAATGATATGAACTCTGCGCCCTTACCAACCCCAGATATATTAAATACAGTATTTATATTTTTTGCTAAATTTATATGTGATTCTAATAATGTATCTAACGGAGAGAACTGTAACCCAGATAAAGCTAAATCCTCAGTTTGGTATATTTTTGGAGTTATAATGTTTAATACATCTACATAATTTCTCTTGTAGAAATTTGGATCACTCCCACCTTGATTTAGCTTTATATTCATTAAATGCCTACCACATTAATAACAAAGTTGTTTAGCTGTATGATTTCATTGAAATCCACATAAATATCCATGTCTAAATTATCCACGGTAGCAAATCTAACTTCTTGAACTTTTAAAATATCTCTAATTAGTTCTGCACGAATTAATGGTTTACCAAAATCGGTGTTCCCGACATTGAAGAATGATAAGAGTCTATTTCTTACCTTAGCTTTTATTGATTCTTCATTTTGCTGCTGGTACTTATCAATTCTAAGTGTTATAACTAAATCTAAAGTTCTAATCACTCCATCAACTAGAACAATCTCATCAGTTAACATTTTTTTAGGCTCCATTGCTTCTAAAAGATCTTTCTTAAACTGAATACTAGCCTGTTGTAGTTGTATGTTAGATGCTACCTGCAAGAGGTAGATGTCAATTATATTGGCAGAACTATAGGCATCTCTAACTACTGCTTTTGCTTTTCCTGATGCTCCTGTAGTAGTGGCAAAAGAGTTCGCAAATGTGGCGTAGTCTTGAGCAGTTACTAATCTATCTTGAGTCTTAAATATTAGAGGAGCGTACCGTTTAGCTTGATCCACACTCTCAGCATCTCTTCCACCAGAAGCTACTGAAGTGTTTTGTACAGTTGCTTGTTGGCTATTTTCATCAGTGATAGATACATTTATAACTTCATTCGATATATTTCCTCTAGTACCACCACCAACTCTGTAAGTAACTAAATAAGTAGCGTTTGTTGGAACAGCCTTACCAGTAACCCCATCACCAAAAATTACTGTAGCTGAGAAATCGTCTGAATACACTACTTCAAAAACACGATCTCCTCCACCAGAAGTCGAGAATATGTTGTCTACTTGAGTCCACGCGCCCGATGCTGTTAAGTCTGTAGTATCAATAAAAACATTAACACTCTTTTCTACTATAGGAGACTCTGTTAATGTTATGAATTTGTTAGCATTTGTGTCTGAGAACACACCTTGTTGTGAAACTAGAGTGCCTTCTAACAATGCTAGATTAGTCCAAACTGTGCTAGTCTGAGAATCAGATTCAGATCCATAAAGCTCTATACTGGCATCAGAATTTAATGATTCGATTGTACCATTAACAGTTTTGTACAAAGTATACGATACTTGTGCTCCATCTTCTGGTGAGTTTATGGTAACTACTCTAGATTGAGGAGAAATAACTACTGGGTTAAATAGTGATTGTGTTGGTAATGTAAGTGATGCATTAGCAGCAGCAGATACAGGACCTTTTAATTTTACACCAATTAATTCTAATAGCTTACGAACATTGTTTCTATTTCTTGCGGTAGAAATATAGTTTTCATGAGCTAACATATCAGCTTTTAATGACATGACAGCACCCATGTAAGCTACTAATTCTATTAGCATTACACCTAAGTCAGATTCTGTAAAATTTTGATAGTCTAATGGATATACAGCTTTGATATATTCAATCAAAGAATCCCGCAATGATTCAAAGTCCGTAGCTGCAAAATTTATTAAATTAGGCTTATTGCTATCAGGGTATTCAGAAAATTTAAGAAAATCCGAGTTTACTCTTCCGTTAAATGTCATTATGCACCTACCTTTATGGAAACATCACCAACTTGAGTTGCATCCTCTTTTAGTTTAAAAGATAAAGAAATCTTTAATCCCGGAACACCCGTGTAGCCTATACTATCTAAAGATACTACAGAAAGTTTAGTTATTATAATTGATGGAATATTTACACTGATTGATTCTCGGATTCTTTCTCTTATTTCAGAGAATAGATCTGCATCAAGAGGCTCAAATAAGAACTGGCGCAGATCTAAGCCGTAGTTAGGGAGCATTAATCTTTCGCCGGGAAATGTACCTAGAAGTTGTTTAATATTTCCTTTTATTAAATTTATGCCAGCCTCTTTACAGAAGTAACCTCTCTGAAACTTTGATTCTCTAATATTGATACCAATAGGAAAATTCAATCCATAAATCTTAGGTTGCTCGGACCTAATTTGCCTTTTTTGTTGTAAGGGTAATGAATTTCCGTATATCGTTGCCATATTATGTTAAATCTATATTTTTGAAGAAGGCTTTTTGCCCATTATAATTCTCTAATACCTCTGTATTAGTTAGTGCTCTAGAATAAAATTTTACACTTCCTACATATCCGTTTAATCCAGAATTTAATCCATGTCCCCTGCCCATGAAGCCGTTATATCCATCGGAGTTATTTGATCTAATACCATCAGTAAATCCACCCCCGATTATCCAAGGAGTAAACGATCCCACAGGTACGGTAGGCCCGTAATTAAAGTGAGCAGATGATGTTGAAGCCAAAGAATAACTAAAAGTATTTGTTTTAGCAAAACTTGGAACTTTTAGTGTATCCAAGTAAGTAGTTCCTAGTGATGCTGAGATTGAGGATGTCGCAATTGTAACGCCATCAAAATATGCTGTTATCTGATCTTTTTCGGGATTTAAAGAAACTGCGACATGCATGAACTCTGATGATACATTAAATAGGCTCTTAGAAGTTCCTGTTATTGTTGCAGACAATGGAACCGAAAACTTGAATACTTCAAATTCAGATATACAAGCAGTTTTACTTGCTTTGTTTATAAAGCCAACACTTGATGTGTTTACTGATCTTGTGGGTGCAATGTAGAATACTGATCCGCTAGCAGGGTTATCTGCGGTATTATTAGAGGGTTCTAATCCCTTAGTTATTTGTCTGTCTCTTGTAAATCCTAAAGTTAAACCTCTAACAAATTGAACAGAATTATCGTATGGAGTCTTGTACTCATTAGATTGTAAATTATCACCACCAGTATTTTCACAAGCTAACAATAGTCTGTGATATGATGATGCGCCATAGCCAACTGTTGAGGATACATCTGGAGATGCAGATCCTGCGAATGGTAAATTAACCCAAGTTTCAAAAGTAAACCCTGATTTCTTGTAGGTTAAATTTTGGAATCTAGATGTGTTCGGCAGTCTAACATAATTTCCAAAAGTTGATATCGCACCCGTATTTGTTATCTTTGTTATTCCTGTTAGATATGGAATAGATAGTCCTCTAGTGAAAACAGAGCTAGGGCTTAATCCGACTAGTTGAGCATTGTCTACATTATCCCCGGATGAATTATGGTTTAATACTTTGTAGTCTGTTGAACCGGGAAGTACTGTTTCACCTTGCAAGAAATTGTATACTGCTATCAGATCTTTTGTTACTATCGTATCTGTAAGAGAGACTATAGTTCCTTGTGTGCCGGAAAGATCATTATCATAGACTATTGCACCTTTTCCAACGGCAGGCACAATTAAATGATCTACAGAAGTTGAGTTTCCTGCTTCATTTGCCTTTACATACTTTGGAACTATAGGAAGAACTACACCGGATACTTCCCCCTGTGAGAACATTAGTTTGTTTTGTTTTTCAAACGCGACAGAAACATTCAAATCTTTGAGGTGTGAGAAATCGTTTATTGGAACTTGTCCTAAACCAAATGATGGTGCTTTTCCCACTATGTATGGAGATTTAATAGCTACTTCTATTTGCTTTTTTCTTCTATTTATTTTGCTTTGATACTGAGCAGCAATGGAGTTTAAACTCTCCCGCATATTAATTATAATTGCGGAATCATCAGTATAATCAGGATCACCACTTTGCAACAGTTGTCCTATCGTTGCGGAAACATCATAAATATGTTTATCTCTTTGGCCTTCCAAAGTTTGAATCATGGTATCAGCGGTATAATGCTCCTGAATAGATGGACTATTGTCTACTTTGGCTAAATCAAAAATAGTATCATAATAATTGCTTAGTTGCTTTAAGGAAATCATCTCCCCCTTGCCGCCTAAGTTTGCCGGATAATTAAACTTGTACTTATCTTTGTTAGGAATAAAACCCGGCACAGAAGGAATTCCTCCCTTTTGGGAATCATAATACAAGCCATCTACGGACAAGAGGAACTGTCCTTTTTTGCTTTTTGGAGGTCCGTATACAAGTCTGAATACAGGCTCTTTTGGTACTGGTGTAGGCTGTCTTCCATAAGCGGACAGGGCAGGATCTAAATATACAGGCTCTAACTCTGGATTTATAGATCTTTCATACAAAATTCTATTTATGTTGTTTATAGCAGCGTCTGCGTCTGCTATAAAATCTTTAGCATCATCAAGTTGCTGAATTTCAGCAGCATATAATCTATTTGAATAATCAGGGTCGGCATTTGCCTGAACACTTACCCCACCCTTTTTTAGTTTTTCAAATGCAGATAATTGGCGTAAGCAATCTTTAATAGCTTGTAGCTCACCTTCTATAGCCGCTAAGTTTTCTGTGATTACTGCTCCCGCGCCTGCTGCGAACGCAATAAGTTCCCCTATATCACCTAAAGAAGTTATATTTAGTTGACCAAAAATAGAAACTAATTTAAAATCGCCGTCTTCTCTAATACCTAAAGCTCTAAAAATCATAGACTTGATATCAGCTATCATTCTTAAAGCAGCATCTCGACCTTCTTTTATAGATAACGATATTAAATTTAACATCGTAGAAGGTAACAACTGTGCTCCTATCCCTCCTGCGATTTCTAAAAAACAATTAGGAACTCCGAACGCAGAGCCTAAGTTACCTAAGACATCTCCATCCGCTGATCCTAAAATATTTGATGCTACGCCTAAATCTAACGACATTTTTTATACCGGGGGGTTTAAATCTATTGGGAGGCCATCTACGCGAACTGGAGATACTCCGGTTAGACCGAATCTTAAATCTCCACCACTGATATGAACACCAGCTTTTCCGCTCAAATTTAATACTCCATCTGTATGTATATTTAGACTAGTTGTTGGAGATCCTACAGATCTTATATTTACAGATGATATGGCTGCTGCGGGACTAACCACCAAAGGTGCTCCCGTAGCGGGATCTATTTCAGGCCCTGCAACTATATTTATATCTCCATTTGTGGATTTAATATTAATTGATCCACAAGTGGGGTCAAGAGGACTAGTTCTCATGAGTCCAGACGAGCGGTTTACAATATCAATCCTACCCCCGTCTATAATTTCCATTGCTATATTTGAATCCTTAGATATTAAGTTAACAGATCCAGTTGCATATAAAGTAATTGAATAGGATGGTCTAGACGAGCCTTCAGGTGTTGATTCTTGCAATTCTAAAGAAGCAACGCTACCTAGTAAGCTATCCGCAGTTTTTATAATGATGTTATTCTTGTCAGGACCGTCTTCCAATCGAACCATTTTACCACCAGAAGTTTTTAAATAAACCCCAGACTCCATTTTATTCTCATCGTAATCATGTTTTAATTCTATGTAATGATCCCCGGGACCTTTTAGAGAAACTCTTTGTGGTACTCCTAATTTTCCAAGTGCATCTGAAATTGGACGAGGATCCTTTGGGCCAGATCCAAATCTTTCCCCGTGTTGTGGAGTTACAACAGTAGACAAATAGAACCAAGTATTTTTTTGTATAGGATCGTCAGTCTGGCATACTAGAATTTGAGCGTTCTCTGGAGGTAATGCAATAAATCCAGATGTTCGGTCATAGTATGGCGAAGTATGCTCAACCACCGCTTGTTGACCATCAGCAAAAGAAACTCTATAAAACCCCGCATTTCTTTTTGCAAAGTCGTCTTTATTTGGAATGTGTTGTAATACTGTAGCTCTTTTTATTTTCATTGACCTTTTCCTCCAAATGATATCGGCATATCTAACTGTATAGACTTAACTATGTAAAATTCAGAGCAAATATCCTCAGTTGAAATTGTATGTTTAAATCCTCTTATTTGATATAATCCGTTTAAAGCTCTAGTAATAAAACCTTTAGATGTATACGGAGGAGTATTTACCTCTTCTAATAATAGTAAGATGGGGGGTGTGGATAGTGCAGTTCCGCTTATATGAAAGAATGGTAAAGTTTTAACTACTCCCTGATACGCCCTGTTAACTAATGTAGAGAACAAAGACAACATTGTTAAATATGAATTTATATTTTCATGTGATCCAACAATAATTTTTAAACTTTGATTTTCTTGTTGAATAATTTTAAGCAATAATTGTAGTTGCTCTCCTTTTTCTACATCAGTTTGCTTTTTAAAAGTACTAAACTCACTGTCTGTATCTATGAACTGAAATAGTTCTACGATATCTAAATCTTTATTTTTTGCAATGCTAATTAGTTTAGCTTGTTCCCTTATCTTATTTAATTCGGCTTCCGTAAAAGAATCTAAATCGTTTTTATTTACAGAAGGTGTGTTAGGGCTGTCATTTGAAACTAAATTTAAAATCTCTGATTGACTCCAGACTGATTTTAAAGCAACAAAATAAAAATCATTAAAATTTAAATCAATATTTAAAACATTAGATTCTTTTACGCCAGATTTAAATATAGGAATTCTAGCTACTTTTAAACTTTCAGTAACATTAGGCAAAGCTAACACATCTGTAGGTGAAGTATATAAACTACTATTAACTTTTTGACAGGTTTCTACTTTTAAAAAATATTTACTTGCTATATTCTTTATATAATCATCATTAAATATACTTTTCATATCTTGAGATAGTAGATCATCTCCTGAATTTTCTGCAACAGCCCTAGCGACATAAGAATTAAAATCTGCTAAAGGTTGATTAGGATCTTTTGCTTCTGTTGTAGTCCTCCCCTCTTGAACTATCCCGTTTAGAATGTAAAACTTTTTTCCATACAAATACTTTTCTATTAAATATCTATCACCAAAAATAACTATTGGTTTATCTGATTGGAATACATTTTTATATGTTGAGTTAACTCCATTCAAATGTTTAACAAATGCATCAACAAATTGTAAGTCATCAATAACCTCAAATGCCGGGTCAATTATGGATGTTTTATTTTTAATACCTACCATAATTTTTTGCAAAGGATCTCTAAACGATTGAGTAATATCTTTTACTATACCTACACCTAAAATTAAATCTTCAGATTTACTATAACTTCCGGCATCTATTAAATTTCCTTGAGCATACCCTCTGTAATTTTTATTTATTTTTGGATTAGTGTCTATTATAGCTCCCGTTTTAATATTATGTATGTTCTCAAAATAATTAGCGGAAAAACCTAAATCTTCTAATAATCTAGCGTAAGCATCTGCTTTATAAGCAAAGTTAGTAAACGGTGTGCCATCTAATTTTAAAGCATCAATATAATTTTTAAAACTACTTTGTATTATTTTATCTAAATCTGGAAGTATTACTAAAACCTGAGTGTTATTAGAAGTTATTTTTTTTATATAATCAGATATTGTTTCTATTAATACAGTATTTAATTTATCGAAATTTAAACTAGAAGTTAAAGAACCATAATTTGCTGTAAACCCAGTGTTTATACTAGCAGTTCCTAAAGATCTATACACGGGAGGTACTGTCGTGGTAAACCCTCGAACATCCAAAGCTAATTTAGAAAAAGCAGGCCAATCAAAAGTTGTAGTAAAACTCATTGTAATTGATTTTCTACCACTTTCATATGAATAATTATATTTGGCATCAGTAAACTGAGCTGCTACTGGACCTGTCCATTCATTAGGATTATCATTTAATCCATAATAAAAGTAAAAATAAGGAGTAGGTGTTATTTGTAATTTTTGTTCTAAATTATCTAAATTTAGATCCGTGAGTAAGGTATCAATAGTACCACTGGTTACGCTTGCGCTCGTAGACAGATAATTATTTTGCGGATTACCAGTAAACTCTTTCTGATCAAAAACAAATTTAACTGTATTTTGTTTTCTTATTGTTTCTACTATTACCTTAGCATATTCTTTAGAGTTTAACTGCGTGTCAGCAGAATTTAAAATAGCAGTCTCTATTTTATTTTCTAATTCATTAAAAAATGTTGTTTCCGCAACTTCTTGAATATTTTCTACTTTTTCATACTTAGGAAATAATTTGTTTGTTCCGGGAGGTGTAACTTGCCTTAAATTATATGTGTTAAACTGCTTATCTATATTGCTCGGGGTAATCAAACCTTTTAATGCATCTCTAATCCGTATTAACCTATTCAATTCCGAGATCGAATCTTTTCGCATCTCAGCAATTTGTTTTTGATTTTTTGTCAATAAATCATAATTACTAAATATGCTATATTCAAAAACATTTTCAGGATCTACCAATTCTAAAGTAATTAGATTACCAATATTGTCTCCGTCACCCTTATCAAAATTATACGAATGAGAAAAGCTAACAATATTGTCATTAGCTAATCTAAACATGTATTCAGAAGAATTTTTATCCCCAGCATTAACATAAGCAATAGCTTGCTCTTTTGGTCTATTTAACAAGGACACTACTATATTCGGAACTTTTTGTGGATTACTCATTGTATATTAGGAATTTTAATTATGTCCCCTACATTTAAACCTTGGAAGGGATCTGCTATATTATTATACTCTAAAATCAAGAACCAAAATAAAGGAGTTCCATAAAAAACATTAGAAATTAAATCTGGACGGTGTTCGTACCCAACAGGAACTACCGCAGGAGTGTAGGAAAATAATCCTTCCATTTTAGCTATTTTATTGTCTTGATTATTGCTACCTACACTAGAATTGACAACTTTCCCTTTGTGAAAGTATTTAACCTGACCTTGTTGATATCTAGAAAATGCCATGATGTTATTTTAATATAGGTGTTATGGGATCTAACGACTTACCATTTATGATTTGTTCCCAACCAACAATGTTATCTTGAGATATAGAATTACCAGTGTCAAAGGGTGTTTGTAAGAAATTACCATTTCTAACTTCTTGTAAAGTAAAAGTTAAAACTATTTTATATCTTGACATTTTAAGTATAGGATGATATGATTTTTTATTTGAGTCTTGATACTGTTGATCTAAATTATAGTCTAAACAAATACATGGGATATTTTGATGTAATAAACCATTATTTAATCTTATTATTGGAGGACCATAAGTTGGTTGCTCGGCGTTGTTGATAACGGATGACCTAATTAAATCAATTTGGTGATTAATAAACTCGTGATGAAAAAGGTCATTTTCATCATAAGGAGTATTCGGATCTTTACCAAGTTTTAATTTGTTAAAAATTGCGTTTGCACCTCCAACACTCCTTATATTTGTTGGTGATGTTGGTTGAGGTGCTAGGTCTAGTAAAAATAAATCTTTTGTATCATTTATATCATCAACAGTAAGATTATATTTTAAAGAGTCTTTCATTATCTGTCGTCTATTACTATTCTTCTGATCAGCATCTAGAAATTGTGGAACAATTTCATATGTTACTTTAAATACTCTTGACTCTGATCCAATATAAAAAGGTATTTGTGTGTTTCTAGATATGGGAGTATAGTTAATATAGTTTGCTTTTCTAGATTCTGTTATTTGCACATCACCACATACGAAAGGTAAATATCGACGATGATATCCGCCATTTGCATCTTTATAAAACCTAAATTCCAAATATGAAAGTTTTATAGCTTGTGTTAATTCAGAATTTGATGGATCCCCACCAATAGATTGAATATCCCTACCTATTTGGACAAAATTTACTTGTAGAGGATTATAATTGTTAGTAGTATTTTGTACCATATTATGGTCCTATATTATTGACTGGACTAAATGAGTAGCCCTTCGTATTGGTTACTAATCTTCTCATAAAATCTAAAGTTTGCTGCTGAAGCGCATTTTGTTGTTTCAATGCTTTAAGTTGCTGTTGATCTAAATCTCGTTGCTTAGTGCTAGAATCAAAAACATTAGCTAATAATGCTTTAGTAAGATCTGAATTTGTAGAAAGGAATGTATTTGTAGTAACTGTCGGATTCGGTGCTTGTACAACTCTTACTGATTGAACTTGTGCGGATTTTTTAGTATTATCCTCTGTTGCAGTTGCTAGATAGGTTATACCAGCAGCAACAGCCAAAAGACCTAATCCAATCGGATTAGCAAAAAGAAATGTAGATAATCCAGTTAGAAGAGGGGCCATTTTCGCTATAGGACCTATGTAACTAGCTAATGGAGCTAATGCACCCAAAAGACTTAAACTTGAAGATAGTATTAGTTTTAAGGCATCAGCTTGAGTTGTAGCATCATCGTCAAGGATTTTTTTAAATTCATCAAATGCAAAAAATCCCGCTGTAAGAGCTGTGCCAATACCTGCAAGGGATGCAACAATTCTCATAGAATCTGATCCGGCTAGTTTAGCATTTAACACTAAAGCCTTCTCCTTCAGTGTTTTTGCCGGGTCAGCTTTGGGGTTTGTAAGTGCGTTTGTTAAATTAAAAATTCTAGTATTTATTGCAGCTAGAGTAACCCCTGCGTTTATAGCAAGACCAATTGAGGTTGTAAAATAGTAAACTTGGCCTTCCATTTTAGCTAACATTTCAGCTAATTTACCATTCATTTCAAACATGTGTAGGCCAATCTCTTTTTGAATGGCTTCTTGTTTTTTAATCTCTTCCGCTGTTTTATCTGCATTTATACTTTGAGGTGCTTGTGCTTTTAACTCACTAAAAGCCTTTAATACGCCAATATTCATACCTAGAACTTTTTCAACTCTAGCATACGCTACAGATGGAAGATCCCCTTGGCGAATAAACTGTTGAAATAAATTTTCTGAGGTCATAGCCATTCTGGCTATGACTTGTTCCAAGCCTCCTAAAGATGGAGCAGCTTGTAATCCTGCCATTTCTCCAGTAACTCCAAATTGAGCAAACTGTCTTAGCTTATCTCCTGTGAATAAAGAATTGATTACGCTTTCTAAGAGCTTTTGATTTCCCATTCCATATTTTGCAGTAAATTCAGTTGTTAATGATGCTAGTTCTTTTGTTACTCCCATCATATTAAACTGAGTCATTTTATCGGCCAAAATATTAATGGAATCAACTAAGTAATCTGTGGATATTCCGTATTGATCTCGTGCGTTTTTAAGCTCTAAACTTAAGCTGTCCATTTGCGAAACACTTAATCCACCTTGAGACAATAGATCTTTTTGAAGTTGTAGCAAAGATCTACTACTCTCACCTGTTGCTCGCATTTCCAGTGCTAATTGGAATGTCTCTCTGGATAATCCTAAAGTTCCTGTGGACAATGCATCTATGGCAGTATTTAAAGCTATAGTTGGGCCGAAATCTTGTCTAGCTCTTTCAACCATAGAATTAGCTCTTAAAGCCTTTTCTGATGATCCAAGTGCTAGTGCAGCTTTTTGAACTTGATTATATATTTGTTTTTGCTGGTTTATGTTATCATATAGAATACCCATGAAGGCAAATGGCTGCTGTACATTTCCGGGAATCTGTGCTATTTTATTTAATTGATCAATAAATCTAACAGAAAGTCTATTACTTTCTAAAGAAGCCTCATTACCATCCTGAATGGATTCTAATATATCAGATAGTATTTCTTCCGCTGTTCTTGCCATCTTTTTCCTCTTCAGTAACTAGTTTACTTTTATCTATAGTTACTTTTTCTAATCCAGACATTAAATATATATTATAAGTTCTATAGCTGTTTGAACCCAAAATAGCTTTTAAACCTTTTTGTATTACTCCGTAACTAGCTATGCCCTTATCTTTATATATACTTCTTAATATAATTCTTAAAATTGACTCAGGACTGTCATCTAGTTTAAAACAGGTTAGCAAAGGATTATTCCTAGAGCTAAAAAACATACCATTCCCATTTTTTGTTCTAACCACTAAAACATTAACTAATTCTGAATTATAGGTAAACCTAAGAATATCCCCCGGGGAAATGAATCCTGTGCTCTTTGGGATTAAACTAACAAATTGAGGAGACTCATGATTAATTTTTTTTAAAAAATTATCGGATTCATACCTAAAATTAGAATTTTTATTCATATGATGAGTTCATGAATGATAATATAGACGAAAATATAGTAGACTTTTTAGATTTGATTAATTTTACTCTATCTCCTAAATTTGAAGAAAAGTGGAGACATAGATTTAGTTCTGCCTTTATAAAATTATTCCAACTTAAAATTTTAGAAAGTATGGACTGCCAAAAACCAATAAAGAGGACTACTTTATATACCTATCTTACCAAGAGATGTAAATATTCCCCTGATCAAGTAGATAATTTTTTTAAAGCAATAGAGATCGAAATATACGATCCCCTGATTAAGTCTTAGTCTTTTTCTTAGCTTCGTCTATACGACACTTAACATCTTCTGCACTGTAGAACTCTGGGCACTTATCTTTGTACCCACACCAATTGCAGAATTGATTCCTGCTAGGAGCAAAGTCGGACTTCTTCCGCTTTCTAATATCCCAAACATCTTTTTGGACATCGTTTACATATTTGTGAATCTGCCCCGGAAGATAGTTAACATGGACAAAGTTATTGGTTAGTGGGTAGTAGTGAGCAGCAGTAATCTTTTGGACAGGGATGTTGTAATGCTTGTGTATAGCATAGGTATACGCTTTTAATTGATCGTTATTAAATAACTCTAACTTAGATTTCTCGTCCGCGCCTGTCTTGTAGTCAATAATTAGGTAGTTACCCTGTTTAGATTTAATTATACGGTCGATAACTACCCTCTGCTCTGTACCTTCTAGCAAGGCCACCTTAAAATCTGATTCAGTTCCTACTGTCTCTTCTAGGGTAGCATTAAACCTTAGAAAATTTTTAAGGCACACAGAAATCTTCTTCTCATAGCTATCATTAAAGGTGTAGTTGGGGCGTTGTTCCTCAGCTATCTTAGCCAACTCATCGTGAGTTTTAGCTGCAACACCCAACTCGAAGATCTTATGGATGTAAGACCCGAACTGCATGGCATCAGCATTGACACCGCTTTCAGGGATTCGTTCATAGTACTTCAAGTAAAACTTCCAACCGCACTGCTTGTAAGTATCCCTCTTTGAGTGTGAAATCTCGCTTATGAACATTGATATCTCCTGCTTTATTAAAGACTACCTGACAACCAAATTCTCGGGGAAATTTAAATTATCTAGTAATGGTAGGGAATTGATGATGAATTCCCCTGTAGACCCAACAGATAGAAAGCAGCACTTTTCTATCAATCTGGAAACGGGATTATGGCAGGATTTCCGTAAGGGCGAGAAGGGTAACTTCTACTTCCTCTATAGTTATCTAGAGGGGATCACATACAAGCAGGCTATTCATCAAATTCAGATCCGTAGCCTGTACAAGCAGCCAGTTCAAGTATCAACTATTGAAGCCCCCTCAAGTTCTATACAGGAAGAGATCAAGAACTTTGTACCTATTAAAGAAGATAAGCAACCAGAGTCGGAACTAGAGATTGCTGCTTACTTGTACCTAAGTGATAGAAAGATTCTTAACGATAAGTATCCTTTCTTTGTTGCAACTGCTGGACGGTTTCACGGGCGCGTGATCATCCCATTCTGGAGAAACGATGATTTGGTTTATTTCCAAGCTCGTTCTCTCATCGGGCAAAAGCCTAAGTACCTAAATCCCGGATCAGAGTTTGGCCTCAAGAGCAAGAGTTACCTTTTCCCATTCGATCTATCGGAGAATTATGTAGTGATTTGTGAGGGTCCAACTGACGCAATTTCTCTACAACTACAGGGCGTAAACGCAACTGCAACACTAGGATGCTCAATCAGTCCTACTCAATCCAGAATGCTTGCAGGCTTCCAAGGTCGTATTATTGTAGGGTACGACAATGATGAAGCAGGGATCAGTGGATTGAACAGGTTGCATCAAACCATCAACTGTCAGAGAGTCCTTGATATTAGCTATTGTTTCCCAGACAAGCAATACAAGGATTGGAACGATATGCATGTAGATAATATTAACCTCAGACAGTATGTAAAAGAGAACACCCACGAGTATGACCCACGGGTGTTCAAAATCCAGAACGAAATTTATAACATCAATTCACTATCAAGTTTAAATAATCACTAAGAATTGTTTGATTTAGAACATTGTATTTAACCTGTATTTGATAAGCACCTGTTAACGGACCGAATGTACCGTTTAGTACTGCGGGTAGTGTGTATAGTGAGTTTGTGTCCCAGTTAAATAGTATGGTGTTATCTGAGGTAACCTCTGTTGTTGCCGATGTGTTTGCGAATGAACTAACTGTTACCCGCGCAGGGAGAGTGTAATCGTCGTTTAGTTTTACAATCTGAATTGATGGATTGACTAAAACTGAGTCTCTGAATATATTTTTTACTGCGGAATCAATCGTCTTATTGCCTAACATGAACTCTGTAGAAATCGTTAGATCTACTTTAGAACCTAGTTTTACATATTTGTTTCTTAGTTTGTTTGTTGTTTCTAAAAGTAAAGGTTCTGTAATTGTGTAGAATGTATCATCATATAGTTTGAATTCGTTGATGTATACAGCGTACTCAGAGCCAGCCACCATCTTTACTGTCCACACATCAATGTAGTTAGTTACGGTACTGGCTTGGTTAGCTATTACTGAACCATCATAAACTCCAGATAAATTGATAGTTCCATCAAGAACAACGGCATACTGTCCTGCCGCTACTTTATAAATACCGCTAGCATTTAGGTTTCCAGCAGGTGGATTATAATTAGATGCATTAAATGCAGAGTTTGTTGTTAGAGTAGCGGAATTAGCAAAGTTCATTAAAATTACAGAACTAGCTAAAGTATTACTTATGAGATTATCAGAGTTTAATATCGTGCTTGGGCTTGTGTTACTCGTTAGTTTAAATATACTAACAGAGCTAATTTCGTAAGGGTCTTGATACTGCCCATCGTTAATAAAAAAAGATCTAAGGGCTACTTTTTGTAGAACTCCCGGACGGTTATGTCTTTCTACCACGGAAATATTATTTATTTGCATAACTATACCTTAGATCTTCTTTGTATTTCCTCCATCTCATTATTATAAGTTTGAAGGAACAATATTCGTTCTCTTAAAGTCGTAGTCTTAACATCCGAATAAGACATACCGACTTTATTTATAAGTATATAGGCATGATTAATTAGAGTTTCTAGATCTAAATTTTCTATCAACTCACGGTAAAAAAATCAGCACCTAGAGGTAGGTTAATTACATTAGCATGCCCACAAGACTCACAATCGTACCTAACCTTAGTCTGAACACCGTATTCTGACAATCCAATTGCATTAGTGATTGTGTGCATATCTTTCAAGGGAACTCTAGGATCCTTTAAAAACTTAGATATTAGCACAGGATCGTCTGAATCTTGGATTTCAACTACGAATCGCCATAGATTATCAAAAACTCGAATATCGTCATTTATGTACTTTTCATCACTAACTCTGGGGTAGCGTATCTTTACTTTAACTTTGGTTACTGGTAAGGTTATTTCTTGAATTTCCTGAATAGCATCATCAAAATAAGATATCGGCAAATCAGACAGTTTAAAGTTTAATTTGTTCTCAAAGGTGCATTTACCACAGTTTACAGATACACTGTAATTATCACCATATGAAATCTCTCTTAGCTTTAAAATCAAATAAAGTTTATCTATTAGAATCAAGTCACCAACATCAACCCCAGAGATGCATCTAGCAAGTATAACATTTATGGTGTCTTGTTTATCTTTTCTAGCTAAAACCATTGCCTTTTCATCTTCAAAGGTCATTGGTCTGATGGTCACACTTTTTGAATTATAAAACTTGCACTTAGATGGAAGTTCTATAACGGTTTCTACTTCCGTTGGGAGATTGGCAAAAATATCATCTAAATTAAACTGCTTACCTAAAGGTATATTATTATCCATTATTTTAGTCTTTCTTTTCTATAATATATAGTATTTTAATACTTTAAATATATTATAGACAAAAAAATGAAAATATTTATAAAAAATATAACCTCTCGAATCGAAACAGATAATCCACGGCTACTTAAAGCTCTTGTAGATAGATATACTCATTCGATTCCGGGAGCTAATTACTCAAATGCATACAAGCGTGGGCATTGGGACGGTAAAAAATATTTCATTCACCCGCGCACGGGAGAGTTTAAAACAGGATTATTGGATCTAGTTTTAGCAGATCTAAAACTAATAGAGTGCGAGCCAGAACTTATTTACGAAGAACCAATAGAATCAAACATTAAACTTCAGGATCATACCTTTGACGGATGGGATCTTCACGATTACCAAGAGGCTCTTGTTGGTCAGGCTCTAGATAATAAGCGTTGTGTAATAAAATCTCCGACAGGCTCTGGTAAGACATTGATCATGGCTTCGGTCATCAAGGCGTTCGGCCCACAGGCAAAAATCCTCTGTCTGTTCACCAAGAAACAGTTGATCAACCAGACCTACGAGTTCTTGGTCAAGAAGTCCCCCGCAGGCGTAGAACTAACCAAGACAAAGGAATTTTCCGTAGGAGTTTCGTTTTCGGAAGGCTTTGAATACGGTAACATAATGTTATGTTCTGTTTACAGCCTAGAGCGTTTAATTGGCACTCCGCACGAGCGTCCAGATGTTTTAATTGTAGATGAATGCCATGAGTTCTCTAAAGGTAAACTTACATCTGAAGCAATCAGTTCTTTCCCCACAGCTAAATATCGTATTGGATTTACTGCAACGCCACCTACCGAAGCAATTCCGAAATATACCTTGCATGGTGGGTTGGGGCCTGTTATAACCGAAGTAGACACATCTTCCTTAATCGAAAGGGGAATGCTGGCAAGGCCATATGTTCAAATACTACCGCTACACACTTCTGCTGATGACCATCTTGATATGGACTATCGTACAGTTTACGATAATTACATTGTTAACAACGGAACCAGAAACCAAGCGATCACATCTATTGTGGAGACTGTTAAAGCAAAAACTCCAGCAGCTAAAGTATTAATTTTAGTAAACAGTTTGGAACACGGTCAAAACTTAATGCAAAAGATTCCAGAGGCGAAGTACCTGCAAGGCTCTGACGATCTGCGTGAACGAAACAAGATTATCAAAGACTTTAAAATTAAGAACGAATTTAAAGTATTGATTGGAACTAAGATTCTGGAGACGGGTGTTAACATTCCAGAAATCACTCACTTCATAAATGCTAGAGGTTTGTTCTCCGAGATCGCCACAATACAGGCACTTGGCCGTGCGCTTAGACTTAACGATTTTTCCGAAAAAGTTTATGTGTACGACTTCTATGATGAGGTAAAATATTTAAATACTCATTCAAGAAAAAGAAAAAGTACTTATAAGAATCAAGGACATGTAATAGAAGTATTACCTAGAATAGAATACTAATGATTAATAAACAAGAACAAGAAAAAAGTTTTGCTTTTTTGTCTGAGGAAGAACAAAGAACACTAGAAACAATTGCTAATGCTCTACAAGACATAGCTAAAAAGAAAAACCTTACCGATGATATGGTAAGGTCTTTAGATAATGCTGAGAGAGATATCTCAGTTATTAGAAATAAGGTTATCTGGAAATATATTAATGTACTTAAACTAGGAACTATTGTTTAGTAGCTTTCATGATATTAATATCAGCTTCTAATTTTTGAGTTAATTTAAGAACCTCTTTGGCAGTTTCTTGAATATCTTTTTGATTTTCTAATGCTATCTTAAGTAGTTCTTTTTGGTTTTCTAGTACTTGTTCTAGCTTTATTCCTGATTGAAGATCGTACTTAGTTTTTAGATCACTGTTAAATTCAGTTTTCATCCAGCTTAGTTTGGTTTCTAGTTCAGCTTTAACTACATGAGCGTTCTCAACTGATCTAAATTCAATATACCCTGCAACAGATCCGACACAGGCTATTACCGCTATTGTCCATTTAACCATATCTCTTGTAACTGAATTTGCTGTAACCATAAATTAACTCCATTCACCATCTACTTTTGTACTAGGTTTGGTATATTTATATATACCACTTTCCCTGCGATAGACGGTAGTTATTCTCCAAGTTCCATTATCTTTTATCCAAAGAAGTGTCGTGCCTACTAGTTCAGGAGTAGGTTGAGGTTGTGCAGTAGCTTCAATAGGTAAAGAACCTAATTCTTCCTGCGCTCCATCGAAAAATCTTCTACTAGTTGCCATAGTTTAATTAGGGTAAATCTGCGAAAGCAAAGATTATGGATCCGACACCTGTTCCTGTGGTGTTAGTTCCAGTTGCTATAATTGATAAATTTGTTTGTCTTGGAAGTTCTCCGGGGTAACCTATAAAATTCCCAGAAATCAAATCACATATGTGTGGACCATCTGTGTTATTAATAGGAACCATAAATAAAGGTTTAAATAATACTACCCCGAAATTTCCAGCAGTACCTGTAGTAGCCGCTACAGTTACAGACTGAACACTTCTAACTCCTGAATCTCCAGCCTGTAATGGAAATACCATAAACCTTCCGACTTCTCTCGTTCCTGTTCCACCAAAAACAACCGCAGGAGTAGTTCTACCTGATGTTCCTGATTCGTTAGTATAACTAACAGTTACTGTAGTGGCTGTAGATCCTATTTGAGTATATATTTCTAACCCTAACATTACATCGCGGCCATCTGTGTATCTAGGTAATGCTGCTGTTGGTAAATTTGTTGTCTGTGCTCCAGTACCTGTGGCGTTTAAACCTCCTTGGTGACTTAATCTATCTACGAAAATATAAGCTCCATGCATAAATCCACCAGTAGTAGGATTCATTCTTGCACCTATGACAGAATAAGTACCTACATTAGCATTAGATTGGAAAACATCAAATGGGTACTCTATGTTAGAAATATTTTCTGGATAACTACTAGCTGAAAGTGCTACTGCTGTTGTTGGAGTAGGATAAGCACTAGGAGCTAAAGCACTGTAATAAGAGCTTAGTCTAGTTACAGCACCTCTACCTGCGGTTATTAGTATTGCTGAGAACTTATCCTCTAGTAATTTTTCTTTATAAATTTCTAATGATGATATGATCATGCTTGCACCGTAGAAATTGCTCCAAAAAGTTCCGGGGCTGTAGTTGAGAAAGGCCAGAATAAAATACCTAAACAAGCTCCTGTTGGGATATTAGGCAGAGATGGTAACCCTGTTGTAAAGTCTCTCCAACCCATTCCTCCTGCATTACCAATAGGAATATATGCTACAGGTTTTCCTATAACTAAATTAAATGCTCCAGCAGTTCCAGTTGTTCCATCGAATTGAAATTTTACAATAGATCGTACTCCATGATCCGATCCAGATAATGAAAAGAATTGTGCTCTACTAGCTTCTCTAAAGTTAGTTCCCCCCATTGATGCTGTACCACTAGCAAGATTTCCGTCCTCATTTACATACTGTATGGTAATTGTTCTAGCCGTAGTACCTATCTGAGTTTCAATTTCATAAAATGCAAAATTACCTGCACCACTAACATTTCTAGTTATTGCGGGACTTGCTGGATCTCCTTGAACCGTAGTTATTGTTGTAGCTGTAGCGTTAAAATTACCCATCTGAAAAAGTCGATCATATAAGATAATTGCTCCAGCTTGGGTTCCTGCTGCTCCTACTTGTATAAGATATTTTTCAAATCCTGCTGAAGCATCGGATACTTTAAATGCACCAGTAGATGATGTGTACATTACTTCTGCTGTGCTTGGAAGAGTACCCGCAGTAGGGTTACCTTCATATCTCCAAAGAGTTGCCATTCTTCCTTGTGTGAGTGTTGGCGCAGTGGCTCCTGAAATTCTACCATTTTTAAAAAAGTATATAGTTTCAGGAGCACCCGAAGCACCTCCCGTAAACCTGTGAATTAAATCCGATAAGTCTTGTATTTGTCCCATATTTATTCCTTTTTATCATGCACTCATACTAAATGTATCTATAGTAGCATTACCATCACTTACATTTGTTATCGTTACTAGATCAGTTTCTCCTACTTCTCCAAAGGTGGATGCTCCAAAAACAACCCATTCATTGTTTCCTACACTAAAAGTTGATCCTGAAGAAAAATCATTTAATCCTGCTCCGTAAAGATCTAAAACATAAACTCCTTCATAATTTTGTTGAGTTGAAAAAACTCCAACATATAAAGTTCCAATAGATCCTGAGTAGGTTGCTTGTAATGTTATGCCTGTATTAATTCCAGTTATTTGTTTTTCTGTTAAGAAATAGCCTACGGGATCAGTATAAGTAACATTAGACCAATTAACAGCATTGGGAGTAACATCCGATGCTCCACCAGAGGTTTTCTTAGCTAACACACCAATCTTATTTGCCATTCCACCAAACATTAGAAGTTTTGACCTCCAACAAATCCGTACCAAGTAGTTCCATTATCGGGAGTTAGGAAACTTAAGATGTCTACTTTGTTATTAGTGCTAGTTAAAGTTGGTCCTGTACCACTAGGCCATTTTACAGATGCAGGCCAAGTAATCGTTCTAGCTGTGCCATCAGCGGTTAGAATTAATGTAAATCCTTGAGCTGTGTTAGCTCTTGATTCAACATTACTAATGGTTAAGGTGCTAATGTTAGAGTTTAAAGCCACCGTGAATACTTGAGAGTTATTTAAGTTAAGCGTAAGAGCACTAGCTGATATTGTTGGTGACGATTTACTTTCCGAATAGTCTGTAAGTTTTATAGAACTTAGATCACCATTAGTGGCAGACAAATTAGTTGCAGATACAGATGGAACTTGTAAAGCTACTACATCTGTTTGTAAATATATATCACCGTCTGATCCACCTGATGGAGCACCACTACCATAAGTGTATGCAAACAATGCAGCAGATGCAGTCCAAACAGAACCATTGTACATTAGTGCTTGTCCTGCTGTAGGAACTAATGTGGCTGATAATGGGGATGCTCTTAGAGAGGATGCATCTGCTATTCCACCACCTCCACCACCAAATGTAGAAGATGGTATTATTGTGTAATACGAATTTGTTGTATCCCAAGCTAATATATCACCATCAGAAAGTGGAACTGATCCTACATCAATAGGATATCCGTTTAATGATGATGCATCCGACTGTGGTAAGTTTAGGTAGTTTGTAGCGGATACAGAAACTGCTTCTATAGAAGTAGTGCTTATTAATGGAGTTCTTACTGTTACACTTGTGGAAGCTATTTCAACTAGCTTATCCGCAGTAACAATAGAAGATACCGTTTTTGATGGGACTACTATACTTAAAGTTTGTCCGCTCTTAGCACCAAGATAACTATCTCCTGCGCTTGTCTGAGCGACAATATAGTTTGCTCTTGGATCAGCATAATTGTTTGTTGCTATGTAGTATGCACTTGCAGCAGTATCTGTATAAATGGCTGCTCTGCCCGAACGCAGGAATATGTTACCACTTCCGTTAGCAACATTCATAGTTCCGTTAGTAGCTACAATACCATTAACAGAACTAAGTGTAATATTTCCAGCAGGATTTATTATGTATCCAGTTGCACCGTCAACATAAATAGCTTCGGCAGCAGACACTATCGTAGCTGATACAGACCCAAACTTACCTTGTCCAGAAACATTGACAGCTTGCACATTTGTAAATGTACTTGTAGCTGTGCTGTAACTAATCAAATCACCGTTAAGTAAACTTGAAGTTAAATCAAATCCAGCAATATCATTAACATGGATTGGGTTTTCTACATCTATCAGAATAGAACCATTTATAGCTTGTTTTCTAGTTACTATTCCTAAGAATACTTCATCATATGGAGAAGAAGGTTTTACATTAGTGAATCCACCACTTGGAGCTAAATATAGTTGATCTCCTTCATTAAATGCATTTGTATCAAATTTGTATAGTGTTCCCTTAGTAAGAACATGGCCGAATTCCCCGTCTGGAATGCTATGCTCTACTACACCGATGCACTTAGATAGACTACCGTTTGGAGCTTCAGGTACATGGTCATTAGCTGCCGATACCGCTCCGATTAAAACATTGTCTCCCGTAGCTCCGGTCACTCTTACAGGAGTTCCTTTAGTTAGAGTAGATCCAGTGCTATTTTTGGCTACTACTACAACACCATAAGCTCTGTCGTAATCTAAAGAGTACCAATTAGTTCCGTTAGATATTACTGTAACGGATTCAGTTGGATCGTATAGACGAACTGTTTGAGTTGCAGTTTGTAATGTTGTACCTGACAATGTAACTGATCTATAAGATCCACCATCATCAACCTTAGATACCGTTATTTGTTTACTTGTCCAAGCAGAAGCATCAGGTAGATAAAGTGTTACACTGGTAGTTGTAGTATTTACTAAGTAGAGATCGTAATCTCCACCCATGTTAACAGTTGTAGTTGTTGCGCTATCAACTGCTGATACATAAGGTCTAACATTTAAATAAGTAGTGGCTGATACTGTCGATGCTGTTAAGGTACTTACCGCAACAGATATAGAACTAAGTGATGCTGGAAGGTTTAGATAATTTGTGGCTGATACATTAGTTGCGTATACATTGCTTGCAGTTAGTGTTTGTACTACTCGTAAATCATCTTCTATGTAGGTGTTACCTTCTACATACAGAACTGTGTTTAGAGGAATTGACGGAAGTGTAGATGATGTTACATACAGTGATGATCTAGATGTAATATTGCTTTGTATTGTTAGATTGGTTCCACTTAATGTTACGCCATAAAGATTTCCTAACGATTGAATATTTCCTGCAACAACTTCACCGTTTAGTGCAGATAAGCTACCATCACCTATGCTTATGTTATTTCCTACAGTTAGATTATTGTTGACTGTAATGTTTGAAGATACAATTAAACTACTACCATCAGAAGATGTAATCCCTGATCCTTCAAACAAACCACCTGATCCATCTGAAAATACAGCAAACAGTGATTTATCTACAAAATTGTCAATTCCCGCACCTGCGCCTGCTGCTGCCCAATAAGCTCCTGTCGCAGGGCCTCCCCATTTTAAAACATGGCCTATTGTTTGAGATGTTGGGTTTTCAATTGGATACCCATGAATTCTGTCATTTGGTCCTGCTGGAGTATGGACCCATGTATAATTTTCACTAGTACTTGGCTCACTAACAGCTAAAGGTGTTATTGGGAATGTGAAATAATCACCACCATCTGTGCCCGTACCTGTTATTTTTAATTTTATATATTTACCAGCAGATATATTTCTTCCTACAAGTTCATCACCAGCCTTAAAGTAATTAAAATAAGTTGATTGATCAACATTTACGAAATCTTCTTGATTAAGATAAAGAATAGTAGAATTAGCTAATGATGTAGCATCATACCCAAAATAACCATTTGTATTTGTAGCAAGACTGTTGTTAAACCTGTATACAAAACCACCATCGGTTCCAGTACCCCCAGTTGCCCCTGTAGGACCAGTTGGGCCTGTAGCACCTGTTGCTCCTGTTGCTCCTGTTGCTCCTGCACCAGTAGGTCCAGTAGCTCCTGTAGCTCCTGTAGCACCAGTTCTGCCAGTTGGTCCTGTCGCTCCTGTTCCAGCAGGGCCGATAGATCCTGTTGCTCCTGTTGCTCCAGTATTTCCTGTAGACCCTTTAACAAGTCCTACTGTTTGAGTTGTAGCATCAGTATATTCAAATACTAAAATACCAGTAGGTGATATTGTTGCACTAGACAAACCTCTACCGGGTCCTGTGGCTCCCGTAGCTCCTGTTGAACCTGTAGATCCTCTTTCACCCGTAGTTCCTGTGGACCCTGTAGCTCCTGTTGCACCAGTTGATCCACGAACATTTCCTACAGATGCAGTGACACCATCTGTATATTCAAATATTAAAACTCCTGTAGGAGATATTGTGGCAGATGTTAGACCTCTTCCCGTAGCTCCAGTGGGTCCCGTAGATCCTGTTGATCCTCTTTCACCCGTAGCACCTGTAGCACCAGTTCTTCCTGTAGCTCCTGTATCACCTGTAGATCCTGTGCTTCCTGTAGCTCCTCTTGGTCCAGTATCTCCTGTAGAACCTGTAGCCCCAGTAGCTCCGGTTGGGCCAGTTGAACCAGTTGCGCCTCTAGCTGAGTTTCTAGTAAAAGATCCATATAATATATCACCATTAGAAGGTAACACATTACCATATACATTTACAACAGGAACTTCTAGCCAACCTCCTATGCTAAAATTAATTCCACCATTTATACCAAAAACATTATAAGTTGCAGGAGAAGAATCATTATTTACAAGGGTAAAATATCCTCTAGGGCTTTGACTATTAATAGAATCATCCCAAGTTAATATAAAATCTCCAATATATGCATCGTCAAAAGTTGATTGGTTTATATATATGTTACCCGTTGCATTTAATGTTGTGGCTATAGTTGTAGCACTGTATCTAAAGTAACCTGTAGGTAATGCGGTTTGACCGAGAGTTCCGGGAGGTACTGTTGTAGTAGAATCATATTTATATTTTAATCCAGAATCCCTACCTGTAGGTCCTGTTGCACCTGTACCCCCAGTAATTCCTGTGCTACCTGTAGAGCCTCTTTCACCTGCTGGACCTGTACCGCCTGTAGATCCTGTAGCTCCTGTATTACCAACAACACGACCAACAACTTGTGTGCTGCTATCGGTATACTCAAATACTAATACTCCTGTAGGGGAGATTGTAGCAGATGTTATACCTCTTCCAGTAGGTCCAGTAGCTCCTGTAGCTCCTGTAGATCCAGTCGAACCTGTGCTTCCGGTTGTACCTGTTGATCCTCGTTCACCAGCAGATCCAGTTGGTCCAGTAGGTCCGGTAGCCCCTGTATTACCAACAACGCGACCTATAATTTGTGTGACACCATCTGTATACTCAAATACCAATATTCCAGTTGGTGATATTGTGGCAGAGGTTAATCCTCTACCCGTAGGTCCAGTAGATCCGGTTGATCCTGTACCTCCTGTACTGCCTGTGCTACCTGTTGATCCCCGATCACCAGCAGATCCGGTAGGTCCAGTTGGCCCTGTGGCTCCTGTATTACCAACAACACGACCTACTATTTGTGTAACACCATCAGTGTATTCAAATATCAGTATTCCTGTAGGAGATATTGTTGCGGAAGTTAAACCTCTACCTGTTGGCCCTGTAGATCCTGTTGATCCTCTTTCGCCTGTAGAACCTGTTGGACCTGTACCTCCTGTAGCTCCTGTACCACCAACTACAGGTCCAACTATTCCTGTGTACCCATCTGTATATTCAAAAATCAATATTCCTGTAGGAGATATTGTAGCACTAGATAAACCTCTACCCGTTGGACCAGTTGGTCCTGTATTTCCAGTACTTCCTGTAGATCCGGTAGAGCCTGTGCTTCCTGTGGAACCTCTAGATCCTGTCGCTCCTGTAGATCCAGTAGCTCCATCTTGTCCTATTACAACAAAATTAACACAAATATCACCAAGGCTAAAAGCTGTACCGCTTCTTGCAATAACTTCAACGGGGAAACTTACATATTTATCTGGAGATGTTGTATGCGCGGGAGTTCCAGTAACTTCATAGCAAATTTTAGCCTCGCTATTAACTTTGCTGATTACCCAAATTTGATCTCCAATTTTATAATCTACTAACAAGGAGGATACATTTATTCCCGTACCGCCTTTAGCTACATCATTTAGTATGAAGGTTCCTGTTGTTCCTTCATTACCTAAAACTAAAGATACTCCATACTGAAGTGTATAAGATACCCCGTATTCGTAAACTAATCCCGGACATATAATATCACCAGTTGGACCTGTAGGGCCTGTAGCTCCAGTAGTTCCATTATCCCCGGGTTCTCCTGTTGGACCTGTAGGACCAGTTGATCCTGTTTCCCCCCGCTCTCCAGTAGGTCCAGTAGGCCCAGTACCGCCTGTTGGTCCCGTAGCTCCAGTAGCTCCAGCAGGACCAATAGGACCTGTTGCACCCGGAGGACACTCTAAACAAGTGCCATCAAAAGTAATTGATATTGTGCTAGGACACCAAGATGTTCCATTAAATACTAATGCTTGTCCCGGATTTGGTGTAGCAGTACAAACATCATTACCTTGTAATGAACTAGCATCGGCTTGACCAGTAAAAGTTCCTCCCGTTACATCTAAGTATTGGGCTGGAATTTTGTATCCAACCTGTATTTCTTTTAGGCCGGATACATCACCATTTGAATCCCTACCTAGTCCTATCGGGAGAAAATCTACCATATAAAATTAAACACCTTTATTTAAATCACTTAAATCTATCTTCTTTTTTCTCTAACTTTTTTTGCTTTTTGCTAATTTCCGATTCTTTTTCTTCTACTTCATCTTCGTCATCGTGAAGTTCGTCATCTTCTAGGTCTTCTTCTTCGGCCTCTAGCTCTTCTTGCTCGGCATCAATTTCATCGGGCATTTCTTCCTCTTCTTCGCCACCACCTATTTCACTTTTAAGTGATGCAATTAAACTTTCGAGTTCGGACATCTTAGCTAGAACTTCTTCTTCTGAAGGTTCGATATCTTCTGGAGCCATGGCAGATTCTTCATCTCCCATTTCTTCTTCTCCAGCCATCGCGTCTTCTTCGCCCATTTCTTCATCTTCCATGCCGCCCATGGATTCTGCACCTTCTTCATCATCTTCAGGTGTTAATGCTGGTGCAGCCACATCATCATCTTCCATACCAGAGGCTGCTGGAACTGCATCAGGAGCCATTTCTGGCTCTTCTTCAGGCGAAGCCATAGGTGATTGAGCAGGAGCTTGTTGCATTGAAGCTGCTGCTGCACCCGCGCCAGTTCCCTTAATCATTCTTAAAATACCACCAACTTTATCTAAATCTGATGCTATCTTTTCAAAATCAAGATAGTTGTTTAAACTTTCATTGATTACAAGATCATCATATCCAGCAGCGATAAATACTTCTTGAATAACTTCGTTGCAGTCGATAGCCTCTACACCGTTTTTAGCTGACAATGATTCAGCCAAGGATAGCAAGACATCGCGCTGAACAGATTTTTTAGGTGAGATTTTTGCTAATGATTCAAAGATTACTGATTGTGTGCTTAACAATCCTTTGAATGTTGCGGGGTCCTTTAGATTTTGAACATTGATTCCGTATCTTTCGTTTAGATAAGAAATTAGTTCCATCTTTATTGGTTTCTTCATTTCAAAAACTAAAGACGCAAACTGTTGAATATCAGTTAGATTAATGTCTTTAACCTTGTTTAGGTTCAATGCATTTTTGAATGTTTCTGTTAATTGTTTTTTACTTGCAAGGCTTAGATACGGCACTTGCTTTATAGCTTCTGAAAGTGCTACGGCAACAGTCTTCTCATCAGAATAAATCAATCCAGCTAAATTCTGTATTTTTTCATTTGATGCCCAAATCGTATCAAAGTTAGCTTTGTGCTCTAGTAGTTCTTTCTTAATCAACTCGTGACGGCAAATCATTTCATAGACGGACTTATCTGATGTAGGAGAAACAACAAAAGACCCGTCTTCTTGGAGAGAATCGTAATCAACTTTTGCTAAATCAAATGCTTCTGATATTGTCTGAGATAACCGAACCGCGCTTCTGATCTCTGATATCTTAGAGATTTTATTCTTATGCATTCTAAGATATTCTACTAATTTAGGAGCAATCTCTAGGAAATTTTGGAACTCTTGGCTTTCTATGATTTGAGTAGACTCATTAAATTTTAATGACTTCTCTTCTAACTTATTCTTAATGTTCTTGAACTTTAATCTTGATTCCCATAAATAGAGCAAGTCATCGAAAGATGACTTGGCTTTTTTGTGAGAGTCTTCATAGATGTTCTTAACAAATCCAGATATCTTAGAATTAACTAAGGACTCGAATTTATTTTCATCTGTGAATTCGCTAACATCTTCAACCACAATATCGTGTAGAGCTAGTCTCTTATCTATCTCGTATGTTCCTGCTACTACCTTGTTAGATTCGGTAACAAAGCAGACAGTTTTTTCTTCTACATCAATTTTAAATATTGATACATTTTCACGAAGTGAGCGACCCAAATAATCGCCCAACTTAATTAATTCAGAAACAGTTCTATTGCGGTTTTCAAATAAGTTATCAAACATAGATTCTCCTAAGATATTATAATCTATCAATTTATATATAGTTCACTATTTATCCAAGTTTTTTAACTTTGTGTTATATTTTTTAATAATTCTATCAAAAACCATAGCTTTTTGTACATTTTCGTTTATAAAGCTACTTTTTTTATAATTATTTAGTAAATCTAACGCTTCTTGGGGTGGAGCTGTTGGTGGTATATTCTCTTCGCCCTCTATGCCATTAGGGGGTGTAGATCCATCAGGGGGCATTGGAGGAGCTTCACCAGCAGGGGGTGCTCCACCGGGCATTGATGGCTGCATGGCTGCTTGCTGTACCATTTGCTGTTGCATTGCCTCCTCCTGCTGCTTAGACAACTCTTCCTTCATTTGTTTAATTTCATTCTGAGACATATCAAAGTATTCTTTATAAATATAATCATCTGAGAATAACATTAAACCTTTAACGGCTTGAACAACACGGGTCTTCTGCTCATCGACATCTAACCTACGCTTGGTAAACATGTCAGATGGGTCAGGCATTAAAATCTGCACAGAGTTAATTTCAGACTGTGGATACCCCAAAATAGCTAAATGGCGTTTTGCTATGGTTTCTAATCCAATTTCAACTTCATGCTGAACACGCATGATAGTTCTAGCAAATTTAACATCTAACTGAGATAGGTTGGCCTTACGCTCAGGAGATTTGTCTGCTTCTACTACATAATCCTTTGGAATTTTTAGACAGGCAAGTAATTTATCTCTAAAGTACTTAACATCGTCAACTTTGTCTAAGTTTTCAGCACCTCGCAGGGTATCAATTTTTGTTTCATTATTTCCACGGTGAGGAACGAAATAATCTTCATCCAATGACATTGGGTTAAGTTTTTCGTTTATGTTACCTGTTTGGGAATCAAAGAATTTTTCTTTCTTAAACTTCTGCTTGAGCTTCTCCATGAATGCCTCTGCCTTACCAGTAGGAAGGTTTCCAACATTTACATAGAATATTCTGCGTTCGGGTGCGCGTGAGAGGCGGTAAATTAACATTGCGTCTTCCATTAGTTTTAGTGAACGGAAAACACGAATAGCAAATGCACCTATTGATTTACCATATGGATAATATTTAGGGTCTGATGTATGGAGACGGAAGTGAACAATTTGATTTTTATCCAACCCGATGTAAGAACTCTTTTCCATCGTCGTAGATTGATAACCAAATGAATTCCAAGAACCCATGTTCTTCTGTGGGATTTCTTGCAGGAAGTCTGTCAAGTATCCATACTCGTTTTCAACACGAATTAAATAGTTCGGGTTTAATATCTTAATTCTCTGTACACCTGCTTTTGGATTATTTAAATCCATCACAAGTTCAATAAAACAATCGCCATACTTTACCATGTTGCGAGTAATGTCCCAATAATGACGATCTAATTTTATAGTATCAAATAGTTGTTCTACTCTGCGTCTAGTAGTTTCTGAATTAGCCTTAACAGCCCATCTTTGATTGTGGCTATCCCGCTGGGTACAATCATCAGCATAAATATCAAACGCAGCACCTATCTCAGGATATTCATCCATTGATTCAAATTGAGAATACCGATTCTTACGGTTCATCTCAAGTTCAGGAATAAATGGAGATCTAATTACAGTTGGTGACCCGCCCGGTTTTTGATATACAACATCAGGGTTAACAATCGTATCTCCTGCCATCGGGTGTATCGGCGTAGGTTCATTAGTACTTTGCTGCGCCATGGCAGGCTGCGCTTTAGTAGCAAAATAACGACTCCACCACTTACCGAATACTCCTAGTGGGTTAAACCAAGGTGTTGCTGCTGCGGAAGAGTTTGGATTACCAAACGCTGTCTCGCCCATCTCATTTATTTCTCTTTGCCTAGAATCCATTTAATTTCCTCCATGGGTATATTTTTATATGTATCGGCTGCAAATGCTTTTCTGGTGTCCATAGTTAATGGTTCAGGAGCATTCGTTCTATTCTGCATCAACATATTAGGTGAATTTTTGGATACTTGATTGTAACCAATAATTGCTAACTTTAGTGCAGAGATTAAATCATCATGATTACCTTTTGCAGCCTCTATTCTTCCCTTCTCGTTTATCTCAAAGGAAAGTAATTCTTTTACTAATCTATCTGAATTAACAGTAACTCGTCTGTTTCTAATTGCTTCTTCCATATCAGACAGATAAACTTCGTTATTTGTGGATGTAATGTTAATACCTAGATCACCACGATCATCCATCCACAAGTTTTCGTATTCTTGCCGCTCAAACAATTCAATCACTAAGTTTGCGCCGATGCCATTGCGTTCAGGCACAATCTTACACATATTGTAGTAAATCCCCTCGCGTGCGACTATCTCTGCAAACTCATTGATTGGGGTTTTGTTAGAATAAAATTCAGCTACTTGTTCGCCATTGTATGCGTTAATAATAACAAACGAAGAATAATCTAACTCTCGTCCGAGAGCAGTGTCCACACCCATAACATACTCATGGTAAGGAACAGGCTCTTTCCAAATTCGCATACGGCCTTGATATTTTGTATCATATTTATAACTAACATTCTCGTGTAAGAACTGTAAAGATTCACCGTCAATGTAAGTAGATCCAGTACCTAGGAATTCCTTCTCATACTCCTGTCTCCAACGCTTTAGGCCAATGTTTTTCTTGGTGATTTCCTCAAAACGATTAACATCGTACTTCTTATCCTTCTCACGAATGAACTCGTACAACCACTCATACTTTTCATTATATTTATATTGAGGATGTTCCCACCAATCAATATCTATAAGGTTGAATTCGTTTCGTCCTGCTCTAGCTTCCTGATAAGTATTAAAATACCAATTACCCATGCCATTAACGGTAGATAACACAAATACACGACCACCTGTAGAAATGATTGGATAAACTGCTGCCCAAATGTCATCAATGTGTTCAATGAATGCCGCCTCGTCGATCATCAAGAAATAAGAAGCTAGTG